TCGAGGTTGGCGTGCCGACAGCGAGCCCAGCCCAGCGCGCGGCAGGCTGCGTTGCGGAAGCGCCACCCAAGTGCCAGTCCAGGGTTTGCTTGCCGAGGTATGCAGAGATTGCGGGCATTGTCGTTTTCTCCTTCTAGGATTGGTGAATTTTACGCGCTGCAACTATCTGTTCGTCCATCGCGTTGACGACATCAGGATGCTTGTCGCACAGAGCCTTGACCATGTAGCCGTCGCGGATGTAGGGCGACGCGAGAGCGATCTCCAAGCGTTGCCGGAGCGGCTCGATGTCCAGGACGTCCGGCCAGTTGAACAGCGCGTGGAAGCCGAAGTGCTTCGAGGTCTTCGACGGGCGGCAGCACTCAAAGGCGAAGTCATGCGCGACCTTCTCAGGAGCCCAGAGAAACCCCACCTCCTCCAGCTTCGGTCGATACTTGCGGCAGAGCAGATCGTCGTCCACGTTCGTGTCGCACGGAAACTTGTCGCGATGCTTGTAGATGTACCGCGCCAGCCGCGCGCTCTTCAGGCAGAAGCCGCCGTTGCCGACATTCTTGCCGTCCTTGTACCACCACGGCGCGCCAATGAAGTCGTACCGCAAGAACTCGTCGCGCCACATCGTAGGATCGCATATCCAGCTGTCCCACTGGATGTTCAAGGTCTGCGAGGTCCGCAGCAGCGGTGGCACGTCGAACCACCACGCGCGCGACCAGCCGAGCTTGTCGGGCCAGTCGGGCACGATCTTAAATCTGACACGAACTGGAAAGCGTACCAACGGATCAAACTTGCGCGGGTCATCCGTCAAGATCAGGACATCGCCGAACTGCGCAACGCTCAAGCAGTCCTCGACGGCCAACCGCGCCAACTCGTGCTCACGCGTCTCGACCATCACCAACGTTACGTCAGGGAGAAGTAGCTTCATGCAGTCGCTCGTTCTTGTGGAGAAGGTCCGCGACGAAGGTTCAAGATTTGCCTGCGGCGCTTAATTCCTTGCGAGGCACGACACATCAACTTGCCAATCTCCTCATCAGAGAGACCTTCATTAAATAACCTGCGAAGACGAACATCCTCTACAGGAACCCAGTCAGGACGGTGTGGAGGCATTTATTACTCCTTTACATTTTTCTCAAACAACCAGTCTTCTCTAGTGTAAACGTAGGGTTGCACACCAAACAAAAACCATCGCCAGTCCCGGTTGAACTTACGAACCATCGCGTGAGATGCCTCGCGGTGTTCTGGATACCGACCGCGCGACACGATTACGTTGTCCGCGTCAACCACGATGATCGCATTGTGTTGAGCGTCATCCATACTCACTCGCAGCGGCAACTTCATTTTGGCCTCATCGCAAACCAGCTCATCAGACACGGCCGGTACTCGCACACCGAAGCCCAGCGAACGACTGAGGTCTGCTGGATCAGGACCTTGAAGCGGTTCGGGTTCCTGCCACTCTCGGTGATCTCCACAACTTCGTGGCTATCCTTGAAGCGCTGATAAAGAAGCTCGTCGGTGCGCGGCTTGTCCGGCCAGTTGTGTATCTCAACCAAGATCGACGCGCGACGGAGCGCTGGGAATTTTTCCTTGTCGAGATACTCGACCTCAGCACCCTCGCAGTCCATGATCACGAGGTCCGGATCAGCAAACACCTCGCCAAGAGGACCACCGAACCTGAGCTGAGAGAACACTCCATTGACCTTGGCTGCTTCCGCCGCGATCTTCAGTGACGTATCGCTGATATCGACGGCCCAAACGACAGAGTCCCTGAGCCGCAGCGCCATGCCGATTGCATAGTAGCCTTCCGAGCACCCAACGTTGACGATATTTGGCACCAACTTGTCGGATAACCGAACGATTTCCTGCTCGATGTACGGATGAAGTTCTTCCTCGAAGCATCCGAGGAGCATTGGCGCGAGCGAATTGCTCTCCCATCCTTTGTCGGGGAGTATCTTCATTCCTTCGAACGGACCTGATTGAACCACACCGCCGACTTCCTTAAACAGCCAATCGTTGACCTGCTCTTTGACGTTACGCACACGGTCGGACATCCTACGCAGCCCGCAGCTTCAGCACGTTGTCCGGCTTCCACAATCGGTCGATGGTCTTCAAGATGGTCTCGACCTGGATGTCGGCCATGCACGCGGCAGCCACCACGTCCTTGGATTGGACACACGTCGAAGGATCGTCGTGCAGTCTGTGGCACGGCCAGCACGGGACGCGGTTCACGTCGGCGTGGAGCGTCTCGGTATTGACCCAGTGCTTCGTAATGTTCTCCGCGCTGGCGTGCGACACCATCGCGATCTTCGGCATCGGCTCCATCGCACAGGCCCAGCCGGTGCCAGTATCCGGCGTGATCACGAGGTCAGCGGCCAGCGCCTGCGAGAGGCTCCGCCTGATGGACCAGTGTTGCGCCCCTCCGGGGTCCGCGTTGTCCGGAGACAGCGCGAGGTGCAGACCTTCGTCCGTGCTGTTGGTCCGCTTAACGTCAAACTGAATTTTCTCGGCATCCTGGAACTGCTTCCCGCCCGTTCCCATCATCACGACCGGGATGTTCAACTCCTTGATGATCCGACAGATGGCGTGCGCCGCATGCGGGTAAATTTTGTCGAGGCGCGATCCGGAGAGAACCCAGACGAGGTAGCGCCCGCCGATCTTCTCACGCGTGATCTGTGCGCGGTCCTTTTCCTCATCGGTCGGAAAGAACAGAGGGCCGAACTCGTGCGCGACCCCAAGTATGTCGTGCGCAGTTTCGAGGTAGCTCCCAGCGCAGAGCTTTCGCCTGTAATCCTGCGGCCACCAGAACGCCGTGGTGTTCTTGTGTAGCGCGTGGCGCGTCTCGCAGGAATTCGACAGGTTCGCGAACACGTCGTACTCGTTGGCACGCGAGGCAAACCACTTCTGCCAGTCCTCTCCGCCAGGAACTTCGCCATCGCGCTTGATCGTCAGCTTGTCAACAAACGGGTTATTGTAGAACACCGACGAAGCGGTCTCGGAAGTAATAACTTCGTTCAGGTATCCCAGACGCTTCAACGGCCGCAGCACAGAGGAAGCAATCAGGTTATCTCCGATACCGCCTAGACGAGCGATGCACGCCCAGCCCTTGTTGTTCATCGCATCGTCCCATCGGCCTTGAGTATGCCCACTTTCGTGTCATCGATGGACAGTTGCGCCATCCCGGCTCCAGCGGAAGGAGGAGCGGGACGCTTGATCCTGACCAGATGATACACCGCCACCGGCAAGGTGCCCGCAGCGACCTCCCAGCCCTCCTTCTGTAGCTTCTGGACTTCAGACTGGAGCTTATCGTCTATCGGAAGAACCTTGACCTCGTGCTCAATTTCCATCGCCATCTACTCTCTCTCCCTCTACGCCATACCAAGCTGCACGCGCTTCTGCCTCAACAGAACCTCTGCTCCGAACGGGAGAGGCGAAACGATAGTACCAACAACCACGTTCTCTCTGTTCTCGTACAAGGAACCAAGGTGCAGGAGCAACGCGGCCCGTATGTCTCCCGGTATCTCGCCTTCCGGTGGCGAGAAAGAATTGTCCACGTAGCCCGCACGATACGTAATGCGAACCGCATTGATGCCGTCGAACGTGTCCGGCCAACCACTGTCGTCTGGCACGACCCATCCGGGCTGACTCTCCGCGTCAACAGTGTATGATCCTGTTGAGAACGTCTGCGGCGTTCCGTCAGTATCGTCGTACACGATGCTCGTCACCGCGATCAAAGGCGGTAGCGGGATTTGTATTTCGTTGGTCGGGAAAGCATCCAACGTCAACTGCCACGTCTGATCGACCAAGGCGCGGGCAAGAAACCCGTATGGCCCTTCCACGAAGTCAGTAACGGACTTGACGAGAGCCTCGATCAGTGTGTCGTCGTCGCTCTCGGTGACGCGCAAATGCGCCTTGGCTTCCACGAGGCTGATCGCGGGCGTTGTTGCTGGCGTAATCAAGCGAAGCGCCATTACCACTTCCTCCCGTCAGGGCCAAGTTGCGTCAGGTCGCGGCCGTCACGACCGGCCTTGCCCTCCGGACCCTGAAGCCCGCGCTCGCCGTCCTTTCCGTCGCGACCCTTTTTGTTTGACAACTGCCACTCGTCGTTGGTTCCCGGCTGCGTCTCGGTCTCCATGAGCGCGATGTACGTGCATCCACCACGTGTAACGCAGTCGCCCCGCATATACTTCCCGACTTTCCAGACGCCACGGTAGATCGGGTACGGAGCGGTCCATGTGATCTCCTTCTTGTGATCCGCGTTCTGGAACGTAAGCGTGAAGGTCCGCTCGTCATCGCTCATCGTCAGGCTCGCATCCTCGATGCCGAGACCGTGCTTGCCGTCGATCCCGTCCTTACCGTTGACACCATCAATACCCTTTTCGCCCTGCACACCCGGCAAGCCATCGCGACCAGGAAGACCATCGCGGCCGTCTAGTCCCTTTTCGCCCAGAAGACCTCGCTCGCCAGTCTCGCCCTTTGCGCCGACTTCGCCTCGCTCTCCAGGTAAGCCGGGTTCTCCGCGTTCACCTTGTAACCCAACACCCATCTCGCCTCTTGGTCCTGGATCTCCTTGCGGACCCGGATCGCCGCGCTCACCGTCCTTGCCATCGACTCCATCTCGGCCATCCTTGCCGTCGATCCCATCGCGGCCCGGAGCGCCGTCCTTACCATCGATCCCGTCGCGGCCATGAATACCGTCCAAGCCTTTTGCTCCATCCAATCCGGGAGGTCCTTGCTCGCCATCGCGTCCATCCTTGCCGTGAACCAGTTCACGGGCTTCAAGCGCCTCGATCCGCTCCTGCAATTTCTTGTTCTGCTCGATCAATGGAATAACAACTGCGCCAACATGCTGCCTCACAACCGAGGCAATCTCGCGCATGAACATTTCGCTAGTGTATGTCGTAGCGGGCATCGACAAGTTCCTGTTTGAGAACTGCGATCAGAGCTGATGCCTGCTCTTGCGGAGTGGCTTCGTCATCATCGCTGTCAGCCACGGGCTTCGACAATTCCGCAGCGGCGGGTTCCGGCTTCGCTTTGCCGAACGGATCAGGTCCGGTGTCACGCTTGTCCAACGCGGCCAGCGAATAATTCTGCTGCTGAAGATACGGAGTGTCGCCGCCATCTACGGGACCGAGACTGAAGTTAGTGCGCGCCTCGTTCGGAGAAGCGATGCCGGCCTTTACGAGATCGCCCCATGACTTGACCTTGGACGACGTGTCCATGCGGAGGAGGTCGTTGAGATCAAACTCGGTCCCAAGTTCCTTGCCAAGCTCAGTTAGACCCAGCCCTTCGTCCAGAAGAAGCTCGATGGACTCGATGTGAATTTGCAGACACTGCGAGTAATAAAGCTGAAGCAGCGCCTCGACATTATCGTAACTCGGAGCCTCGCCTACGCCAATCATGAACGGAGGAACGTGGAACGCTGTGCAAACTGTTTCTGCGGTCCACTTCAGCTGCTCGATCAGCTGAGAGTCTTCGTTGGTGATTGTTACGGCCTCGAACTTCAGGCCGTCGCCAAGGACGGCGGTCTTGCCCATGTTCGCGCCAGAGTAGTTCTGCTCCCAGTGCTCCTTCAATGCTCTGGCTTGATCATTGGTAATCGGACCGGGCGCATAGATGATGCCGCCCGGACGCGAGCCGCCCTGGAAGAACTTGGCCGAATTGTTCTGGATATAGAGACCCTGCGTGGCGGCAAGCCCGCACGCGGAGATCGGAGAGATGCCGCACAGCGGGTGATAGAACGCAGCGTTGATGTCGTGAATGATTTCGCTGGCAGGAACGCCAATCCTCTGACCGGGAATGCCGGACAACTTATCCTCGCCGAGGTCGTAGTACACGCTGCCATCATCAGCAACGAGCACCTTGACCCTGCGAGGGTCGAGGATGTAGAGGCGAACCACCGTCTTGTCCGCAGCGCGCTCCTTCAAGACGTATGTGTTGCCATAGATCAGCTTCGATAGGACCCACTGCTCGATAAACTTGATGCGAGTCTGGTAGTGGTTTGGTTTCTTCAAGACCGGAGAATACTTCGGGTTCTCCGTCTCGACCCAGATGTCGCCCTGCGGGCGCACAAGGCGCAGGCCCATCTTGCCGATGTCGCTGGAGATCAGAGTGCTACAGGAGTAGACAGCGGAGTAAGTCAGCACGTTGTCGAGACGCAGCTCGACGTTGCGCTGCCATGCTCCGGGGAACGACTCCTTGATGGCCTCCCACCACCCGCTCGGAATGGTGGTGACCGGGACAGCGGCCTTCTGCCGACTGATCTCGAAGCCAAAAACCTTCATTCGTTCTCTGCCTGCATGTCACGGCGCGCGTACCGGCGCTTGGGCAGAGCGTCAGTCGTCATCGGTTCGACTGGTTCTGACTCAGGTTGCTTCGGCTCCTCGACCGGAAGAGCAGCGGCCTTCTTCGGCCGGACAGGTGCAGGCTCGTCCTTGATCTCTTCGGCCTTGCCGATGCCGATCAGGATGCGACCATTTTGAGTGTCGTTGTCCTCGACGGTGAAGACATCGCCTGGATGACGCGTCTTTCCAGCATACCAAACTTCGCACGTGGCTCTTAAGCGCATTTGTCTGCCTCTTCCTTAGTAAGAATTGAAAGATCAAGATCGTCGTCGATCACGATCACCCGATGATCTCTGCCAACGATCTCTTCAAACGCGCGGCGCAACAAGCGCACATGTTCGTCGGTCAGAGGTTGCCTGGATTTAAGTACCAAGAAATCTCCGGGACGCAACTGGAGCTTGGTTATGCGATACTCAAGATCATCACTCATCGACTACCTCTTTCAAAGGTTAGGAGCGAGCAGCCTGGGGAGGCGGTTAAAAACTGCTCGCTCCGCCCCACACCCCGAGAAGGGAGACTACTCGGAGTACTTCGCGTTCTGGATGAACTGCACCGCAGTGGAGCGGCGCTTCAGCCAGTTGATCCAGCGCTCCGCGCGGAGGCCGGTCATGTTCATCTGCCAGAGCGACACGAGAGCAGTCGAGGCAGTCGGCGGAGAGTCAGGCGCACCGTCCATCTGGACCGAAGCCTGATTGCTCGCGTCGATCACGACCTGCCCATCGTCGGCAAGCATAATGTCGTCTGCCTTGGCGAAGATGATCGGGTACCCATCAACAGGCGAGGAGCCTGTTGCCGGAATATTCTCCGACGCCACCACCGGATAACCGAGCAGCGTGCCGCCGTCTGCGGTGATGCTCGGAAACACGGACTGACCAAGCGAGTTCTGCATGATGGACAAGCTCAGAGCTTGAGCCTGCGTCATGATCCAGACGCCGCCGACCGTGGTCAGGTTGGCCGTGAAGAAATTCCCGAACAGGGTCTTCACGTCCGCGCGGAACGCGGCCGCCGTTGTGCCCGATGCCGTGACCGGAGTCACGCCGTTGGTGATCGAGGCGGGCGACACGTTGGTAACTGCCGCAACCGAAGGATCAACAAACTGACGGTCGAGGAACTGCGCCATCGCGTTGATCAGATCAGCCCTAACCACCGCTTCGGCACTCGGGTTGGAGAACCGAACCAGCTCGTCCGTGAGCACGACGATGCCTGCGGCCTTCGCCCAGCGCATCGTCACGGTCTCAAACGCCATGTTGGTC